ACCAGGCTATCAATAGCGCCGGCTTCTTTATTGGCTGTTTCAGTAAGACCGGCCAGCTGGCGCTCGATGCTGCCAATGGCCGCATTGAACTGCGACGCATTGATGACTGCATCAAACTGGAGCGCTCCCCCATTTACACTTACTGCCATAGTGATTGGTCTTTAAAAATATCATCGAACGTATATTCTTCATTCCCTTCCTCCGTTTCCCGGTCCTCCGGGTTCTCATACACCGGTATGGTGGCCAGCAGCATGTTCAGGTTGGTAAAACTGATCTGCCATAGCACATACTCCCACGTGAACCGAAAGTATTTTATCACCGCACCGATGAGGTGCCAGGGGCTATTTTCTCCCCCACTTACAGGCTCACCCCGCTGCCGTTTACAATTGTCGCAGGAGCAGGTTTCCCATTCTCCAGAACATTCAGGCCTTTTACTGAGATGATAGAGCGCATAAAATTCGTCAGGTCCATTTGTTGCAGCACCAGGGCCAATACGCCCTGCATTTCGTGCGTCGTGAAGTTCTCCATGATGAAGTTGACCATGGACTTACTGGCCGGCTGGCGGTTATTCTGAAAAGCAATGGCAATGATCTCCGCCATCTGTTCCGTGTGTTTTTCAATCGCCTCATAATTCATCTGCAGCAGGGCGCCTTCTTTGCCGTCCAGGGACTGCCCGGGTAAGCGCAGGTGGATACCGAGTAACAACTTAGAGATCCGGATCAGGCTGCCCAGGGTGATCGGCGCCAGCAAAAAGACCCGTTGCTTTGGCCGTACGCCCCATGTTTGCAAGCGGCCATGGATCTTACCCTGCGGACGGATATCCACGGTGATGGTCAATGGCTCCTGCAGGGTGGCGTCACTGACCTGGCGCAATGTTTCTTTTGAATTTGGTTCCATATTTAATTAAAAAGGCCATAAACTTTATGGCCTGTTTTTATATAGGATTGAACAGAGATTAGGCGGCAAATTTCACCGTGATCCTCTTTTCCCCGCTCTTTTCCGGCTGCAGCACCGTGGCGACGATGTCGAGCTGACCGAGCTTATCCTTGGCAAAAGAAAGGGCCATCTTGGCGCTGATCTTCGCTCTGGGTATCAGGACAACGTTTCCTTTTTTGTCGGTGAGCTGTAATGATTTTTCCACGTCGGTGAAAGCGTCAGGGGCTTCCCATTTTTCCAGCGCCAGTACTGTTTGCACGGTGAGGATATCCTGGCTAAAACCAGTACCCGTTCCACCGATATCGGCGTTGGAGGCGGTGAGGTCATTGCCAGCGGCATATCCTTCGCCGAGGCTGGTAAACTCCACTAAGGTCACCGCGGCACCTGTGACGGTGATATTGGCTCTTGCGCCAATACCGCTACCACCTGTGAGGGCGACGTTTTCATAAAAGCCGGGTGTATATCCCGAGCCGCCGGTTAATGCACCCGCGGTCAGAATAGCACCGACAGGCTGAGGCAAATTACCCGTTCCACCAAACAATTTATACAGGGTGGGATAGGATACATTGTAGGAGCTCCAGTTGAAAGCGATCTTTCCGGCCAGTGAAACAATTGACTCCACCGGTGAATCGGATTCCTCGATGGTAAAATCTGTGACGGTATTGTCTTCCTGAGTCATGGTAGCCGTACCACTGACGGTTTCACCAACCGTCGTCAGGGTGGTACTCATGCCGCCATCGCCTGCGATAGCGCCGATTTTAACGGATGCCAAGCCAAATATTTTCTTTGCCATTGTAAAAGATGATTTAGATGTTTAGAATAAAAAATTCGAGTTTAATATTGATGTAATGATCCGGGCTATCTTTTCCACTGACCAGTCCTTGTTCTTTGATGTCATAGTTTAAATCTTCGGTCCAGTTGTCTCTTAGTAGGTCCGCTGCCAGGCTCTCCAAAAACTGTAGCCGGCCGTGGTTGGGCTGTTTGTCCTCGACTTCGTTCATCATTACCACCAGGTCCGGGACGTAGATGTTAACTTCGGCCAGGGCCCGCTGCAGTTGCTCATTCGAAACCGGCTGGCAACTGATCACCACATCCTCCTGGTTGCTGTCAGGATCCCGGCGATGCTTGCAAAGGCTACCCGTGATCTCCATCTCTAAATCACTACCGTCCAGTTTTTCCCATAATAGATCGACGATTTCCAGCGCTGTTTTCATTTCAGTTTATTACCGATTTTCGATATAGCCTGTCGCAAAGAGCTTTCCGCGATACTGGCACTTTTGCTGATCACGTCGTATCCTTTTGCTTCCACCGCGGCGGCATAATCCATCCCGGCCACACCGATCAGCACAAAGCCGGTAGGGAAATTCTTTTTGGCATCACTGATGACATCCCTGGCAGCACTGACGCCCTCTTTGCCTCCCTTTCGCTCTTCGAAATTGGAATCGATCTGCACACCATCTTTGAGGATGACATAGGCAATCGACGAACGCAGGTTACCGGTGCGGTCCGTGAAGCTGGCGCTGTTGCGGGCATTGGTGACAAATTGCTCACCGATACGCTGTAAGCGCAGCAGGATGGCAGCTTCAATATTACCTTTCCGCTCCTGGATCACATTGGCGATCTGCTGTCGGTTGAATTTCGGAACCAAGCTTACAGCCATATTTTTGCATTTAACTGTCCGGCATTGAATTTTTTGACCGTGTTTTTTAAAAGAACTGTTGCGCCTTTTTTAACGATGACCGGTGTCCCTGGCGCAATCGGATCCATCGGTAGTGGCAGGTATATAATACCATCGTAATTAATTCGTGTTCCATCAGCAGCTTGTACCGTACCATTCCCACTGTTCGGTTCATACCTACCGGATTTGTTGACCGTGGTGGCAGATCCGGGAATCCAATTACCCGATCCATCTTTACTAGCCGCCGCCGTAGTGGTCAGGCTAATCGTATGCGGGTATTGCGTTATCATAGCTACCAAACCGATGGGCTTTTAATCGTTGGTGTGGGCGTCGCGAGTGGATCGTCCAACCCCAGCGAAGCCGCCAACTGTTTTAACCGCTCCCTGACCTTATCCAGGAAACCCGGATGCGACAGGCTATATCCACCCTCCACGATATCGGGTTGAGTTAAGATCATCACCAGTACATCCATGACCGTTTTGTCGACATCTGTTTTATGAGTTACTGCCGAATAGGTAGTAGCTCCTGTCAGTGACCGGTCCAGTAACGCTACATCGAGTGTGGCATCACTAACCGGGCACATTACTTTGGCGGCCAGGGCTTCTTTTATTGTCATAATTGAAAAGAACTTTTAAGAGAATGCCAGCGTCGTACTCAACAGGTAGATCCTGTCGATCGCTTCCAGGGCCGGGAAAGCATTGATCTCACCTTTCGTCCACTCACCAAAGGGATCGTTCTCGCTCCATTTGCTCAGCAATACCCTTTGGAACGAACCATATTTCACCTGGTCAACCGGGCGGATCTGTTCGATTAAAATACAGTTCTTGATCGTTCCCAACTGACCATCAGGAATGAAGGCCACGTTGGCATCTGCCCACGGCTTGATGGTCGTGATCACCCCATCTTTTTCAATCCCGATCGTTTCATCTACGATTTCAATGATGGGATATTTATTGGCCGCCAGCAAAGTGTTGATACTATCCAGGGTCACCAGGATATTACCAGCTTGCTTAAAGCCGAGATAGTTGCTCAACAGGGTTTTCACCTCGGTGATCAACTGGAATTGCATGAATTTGGTGCGGCTCATCAGCATTTTACTGAACGTGATGCCACGGGCCTGGCCAGCTGAAACGATACCAGGAATATCTACCGTAATGGGATTGGCGGCTATGTTGGACCAGGCGGTGCCAGCATTTACCTTATTGCCGGATGGCATCAGCAGGTCGATATCGTCAGCTACCACGCCATCAGGGTTATTGGTGGTGTTGATGGTGATCTTACCAGTGGAAAGACCTTCCAAACACATAAAGTCAATCCGTTTCATCGGTGCGTCGCCGCATTTCTTCATATCGTCGAACATCAGGTCCAGCAGCTGCTGTTTCTTGGTGGCTTCATCGACGCCAGTGATTGCCTGCAGCGCCATGAAGTCATAGTAGTCACTGGCGGTCATCTTGAATTTTTCGCTGATGGCAGGAATCTCACCACTGAGTTTTTCCAACCCGATACGCGCACGCAATGGCGCGGGACCATCACGATCGACGACAGAAGCGGCTGCTTCCACGCGGCTCTTACCGATCACACTCACATAGGTGAGGGTGGTTTGGGTGATACCCCAGCGAAAATATTTCTGGAACCAGGTGGGGGCAAACCGGTCCAGGCTGTTGTCTATGACTACCTGTAAACGGTCGGCATAGGTTCCGAAGATGGATTTTACCTTGCTCATAATTTAGTCCTCCTGGTTTTATTTAATAAGATTGTGAATAGATGATGTGAGGCAATAGCAACTTGATGGCTGCTGTAGCTTGTGGAACGCGGCGGGCATACACCGTTCCGCGGATGACGATCGAACAGGTTGCCTGGTCCTGTCCGGCTACCACTTCGGTATCTTCGAACAACAAGCCATCGGCTGATTGCGCATACACGGCAGCGGCAGCGCCGGCAGCAGATGATTCAAACAGGACATCGCCGGCAGTGAGTGCCACAGCGAGTGTGGTACCTACCGTGAATTCATCATACGCGGCGTTGCTGGTATTGATCGCGGTGATAGCGTATGCCTTACCACCCACGACTGAAGCGATGATGGTACCTACTTTAGCCAGGTGACCTTTCTTTACGCGGTAAGCAACGGCATCGTCTGCAGCATTGGCCTGCAGCTCGAAGGTCTGCACGATTCGGGCAATACGTGTCGCCTCATTATAGGCGACCGGCGTTCCCGCCTTGATCGTGTTGCCGGCACTGGTGTCGGTCAACAAGTTATCCAAGGTAAAACCGCCCTGCGCGTATTCTAATATTTTCTGATACACCGGAATGCCGCCATTGACGGTGGTCTTAACTGGTTGTAAGTACATGATAAAAAATTTTATTTTTTAGTAGAAGTATCTGTGACTGGCTTACTCTTTTCCGCCCATTCCTTGATCTCTGCATCGATCGCCTTTTCAGCGGCCGGCGTTATTTTAGCGCCATCTCCTGATCCGCCACCGGCGGGTGGTGTAGCGACCATCAACCCTGCATCAATCTGTTCCTGTTTGAACGCGGTGTAATCCGTTTTGACCTCATCAACAAATACCTGCAGCTCGTCTTCTTTTTCCGGTAACGCTCTTTTGCCCCAGTAACTGGCCGGTACTTCTTTAAGCAATTCCGTAGCCTTGCTCTTCATGGTACCCTGCACTTTTTCCTTGGTCAAGGTGTTGATTTGATCATGCAACACTTTTGCCCAGGCTGGCATTTCATCGCCGGTTGGTTTGGGTGGGTCGTCCTGTTTTGGGGGATCACTTGGCTTGGGTGGGTTTTTCTTCTCCCACTCTTTTTTAGCTTCCCCAACCCTGCGGTCGGCTTCCCGTTGTAAGTCTGCTGCGAATTCTGTAATGGGTATGGCGTTATCGAAATCAGTAATGGCCTGGTCGATCCCGCTTTCTTCTGTTACTTTCTTGCTGAGCTTATCAGCAATCAGTCCCAGTGCTGTCTTTGACACCCCTGCATATTTAGTTATGAGTTGTGCCAGGATTTTTTCACGCATAAGAGTAAAGAACTTTTAATGGATGTGAAAGTATAAGAGGCGTTTTTAAAATTCCTGGTGAGATAGCAAACCTGCGTAAATGTTTGTAAAATTGCAGATGCAGGGAGTGTCGATGCATAGCTTATGGGATGATCCGCTGGCGGGCTGCTGGCCTTTGGTACAAGAAACAGCAAACGGTACCAATTTGCTTCGGTCCCTGCTGTTGAGGCTTAGAATCTATTATACAGGAGACACTGCCACCGCAATTGGTGACCAGATCATTAATGAATCTCTTGTCGTTACCATCAACCGGTGGGAATACATGATCAATGAATGCCTGCATGAGCTTCGGGTGCCTGCAAAGGGATATTCACCAGCCTATGAGGTTGAAGTGCTCAATAAGTGGATTGCTGATCTGATGAGCAGGCATGATCAGGACCTGGTATTGGAGTGGGTATCGATGGTAAAGCGGAACCGAGAACATCGGAAACGCTAAAGTTTCGCAAATGGCTATAAATATCCCGAGAAATGATTATACTTTTGTAATATGATATCAGGAGAAAAAAACCCATTCGCAAACCCTGACGGATCACCTCAAAAAGGCAAAGAATTTGAATACCTTGATTGGTCAATACAAAGGGATAAAGAACGTATATCTAAACTATCAACCGAGGGAAAAAAAAGGGAAATCAAAGCCAGTAATCATTTGAAAGACAAAATGGAATCTTAGATTTCCGTTAACCTAATTAATGTCCTCTTGCTTTTTTTGTCAGTCCACTTATCTGTAACTATTTCTTGTCTTACCTCTGTTACTTTAAATTTTGAACCAGCTTTAAACACTACTTCCGCTTCGTTCGCACCTCCTTCTGAGCCGAATTCCATTATTTCTTCTACACTTTTGCCGGATTTTGATTCAATGACAAAAAAAGTATCACCTTCCATTGCTGTACCAGTATATTTTGATGTTGACATGAAAGCTTTTTCTGTAAGTATGGAGCCTTTTTTAAAGGCCTCCCGATACTCATCGATTACAGTCTTGCTAAAATCACCACCTCTATATACGGTACCTTCAAAAGATGGCATTTTGTCCAAGGCATCGTTCAGCAGTTTTGCAAAATTTTCCTCATATGGCATAGGGCCAAAATAATCAGGATTTCGCAAGAAACTATTTACATTTCTGTAACTAGTGTTACCGTACATATCAATAGCAACAATTTCTTCTCGCTTCATATTCGGAAACTTTTCCATTAGCTGATTTACCTTACTATTGGTCTCCTTCATATTGAATCCGAATGTCTGATATTGATCATTCACCAATAAGTCAAGATCATAGCCTTTATTTGGCGGCAACGGGTTTACTACTGGCTGTGGTGGTACTATCGGTCGCGGTTTAGGACTTGGCGCCGGTGCCGGAGTAGGTGATGGTTTGGGCGATGGTGTCTTTAACGTCACATACTGCGGATTGTCACGCATCCAATATGGTGGATTCTTCAATCTTGCTAATGCGCCTTTATTATCCTGCAGGTATTTGCCAAATGCCCCCGGTGGTTGCTGTGTGTATTGGGACGCCGGTACACTGATCGGCTGGCCAGCGAGTAGGTGGTCCTCGATTTTGTCATATTCCGCATCACTCATTTGTTCCGGCGTAGCGAAGCAGATACACTGCGGGTGCCAACCACTCCATTGAAAGTCTTTGGGGTATAGACCCACCAGGTTATCACAGATATCATACCTGGGATGCGCATTGGAAAGTTTGATCCGGATCCCGGTGACAAAGGGTAATTTATTCCACCGTTCATGGTCAGCATTGCGATAAGCGCCATTGGTTTCAGTCCGTGCAACACGCAACGCATTTTTATAGCTACTGCGATAAACACCCTGGCCAGGATGATAGTCACGAGCTGCCTTAGACAGGACCAGCTTGCCTTCCTCATCACGAACCCGGCGAAATAGCTTATCCGGCTCCACCAGGTACTTTTTCAAATCGCTGGCCATGGATGCCGCTGACTGTCCCTTGCTGATTCCAAAGCCGAGGCCTTGTTCCAACTCTTTTTTAAATGGATCCAACAGGTTCCATACGCGGTCGCTTAATCCAAGGCCTTTTTCCTGGCGCTGCAGATAATTGGTTAGTGCTTTGCTGTTAGGATCATACAACACCTGCCTGACTTTAGGATTGAGTCTCTTTCCCGCCAGTCTTTTATCGACAAACACATCATTTTTTTTATTGCTCAGGTCCCAGGAGTCTTTAATGCCATTGATCACCGTCGTATTGATCTGGGCCTGCATCTTTTTAATCAACTTTTCCACCTTCTCATTGAGTTGGGGATAGTCGGCGAGATTAAATAGCTTTCCCTTGTAGCGGATGGAGCTGATACCAACAGTCACCGTTTGTATTCCATCCTGGTAAATCTTCAGGATACGCCGGTTGATAGCTACCTGGTTACGGAGGAGCTGCTGATCATATGGATTCAGGGGATTGGGCAATGGCTTTTGGTTTCAACATTAGTTTGAAATAGCACACTGTCTTGCGTACAATTCGCTCCTGCTTCCAGCGGGGGTTGCGGGCCTGCATTCCGATCGCATAGGTCAGAATCGTTTCCAGTTTCTCATCAGGGATATTATACGGCTCCAGCAACGCACCAATGCGCTCACCTTGCTGTTGAAATATCTGCCGGCCTTTCTGTTCGATCGTCTGGGGAAGCATAACGGTTTTATTTTATGGTAATTCAAGGGGTAATGCGGCGCCTTCATCCTCGATGCGCTGCATTTCCTGTTCGGCATTGTTGACCAACGGATTTAAACTGACGGCTGTCTCCGTACTCATGATGGCTTTGCCACCACCGGTGGCACTGACCAACATATCGACCATTTCTCCTTCGTTCTTCGGTAGGAAGTATTCGAATTTGGGTGATATCTCCATTGCAGTAGCTTTCTCCAGACTTATGTTAATGGTAGCCATCGCCGCTTTAATAAAATTGATGCGGCGCTGTATCGTTTTGCCAAAGGTTTCTTCTTTGTCGGCCGCTTTGAGGTGTGGCGCCAGGAATAACATTTTTAAAGCAATGCCGGAGAATGTACCAAGGTTTTTCATGGTTTCGATACTGATATCAGGTGTATCCGTCATGTCATAAATCAGCGATCGCAGGTTATTAAACTCCAATTCCATGCTTTTGGGACTCTGGTCCCAGCTCATGTACTCCGCCGTGGCACCATCCTTCAGCTTGATCACTTTACCACTCTCCCCTTTACTGGCAAACCCTTCAATTTCACCGTTGACTTTCACCATCGGACTGCAGAAATAATCATTGGTGTCGGAGTGGTTGCTGAGGGTCAGTTCAAAGCGCTCCACTAAGGTTTGTACATCGGCCCACTCGGGTTTGGGTTGGTAGTAATACATCACGGGTATCTTGCCGATCATATTCGTTTCAGTGATGACATCCCAACTGGCGACGTTCTTCACGGCTTTGTAAGTAGTGGCTTCTGTATAGATATCAAAATGCTCTTCCGTCTTATTATCGACTTTCAACGTATAGCCCCGGGCAAACGCGATCATGTCACCGCTGTTGTTGAAAACTGGATACAGGCTATCGCCGAGTGAATTGGCTAATATTTTCATCCGCAAGCGAAATCGCTTGCCGGCATTGGGCGTATTATTCCAGTAGACAGTATCCGCTTCTTCCGTATACCACACTTCTGCCACTTCGGTTTCACTCATCATCATTTTTGCCAGCCCTTTGCTTTCATAATTGAGCTTATTGCTGTCCCAGGTCTTTTGGATCACCGCCAGCAGATCCTTTTGTTGTTGGTCGGCCGGTGTCGCTGATAGCTTTATGGGATTGCCACATAGGAAGGCTGCCGCTAGTGCAACGATCTTTTTCTGCAGCGGCAGTGCTAGCCTGGTCACGGGTACCAACCTGGTTCCGGCTTCATCGGTCGTGATTGTTTTATCCGGACGCAGCCCTTTGTCCATGATGGCATGGTCCACTGGTTGGTATTGTTTCAGGAAATCATTGACTGCGGTGGCATTGGTTTTCGAAGCCTGGATCTTCTGCCGAAGCTTGTCAAAATCGGGCAGGTAGCTTTGTAAATCGGTTAATTCCATTTGTCCTGGTTTTGGCTAAGTTGGATAGCAATTATTTTACTAAGGTATTTAGTTTCATGTGAAATCAACACTCAATGAAAAAACTGCCCAATGTTGGATTTCTTTTTTTTGCTGATTAGGATATCCGATATCGGCCAGAATGTATTGGCCAACGCATCTGACTTATCCGGGCTCCGCTTTAATCGTTTCTTCAGATCTTCCTTCGCCTCGATCTGGATCTTGCCGTCACTGCGAAACTTCCATTGTGTTTCACTCAGTTCCTGGAAGAGCTGATCATCCACCGGCAGCTTCGCGTTGCTTTCCTTATTTGGATCCAACCAATCACGCACTGCCCAGTAGGCCCAGGCCCGCATGTTTAAGAACTCAAACACATTGGTACTATCCTTTAAAGAATTGCCGGCTCCATCGGTAGCCGCCTCACTGAACTTGCAGCTGTGCGCTTTATCCTTTAACCAGGCGTTCGGTTTATGGCCGTTCTTATCCAGTTCATCCACCAATTCTACTAATCGGCTGTAGGATCCTGCGCCCTCACCAATGGTGTCGATGAACGCCTGCGCATAGGTACCATTGAAAGTATCGGTATGCTTTTTTAGTATGGCCAGGGTATTGCCGGTCACCTCCATATGGTTGGCGGTCCCACCACCCTGCATACTGGTGAACTTCTCGACATAATCACCGAAACGAAAACAGAAGCAACTGGAATCTCTGCCCATGCCGGCAACATCGACACCGAGGCGCAGCGGTTTATTAATTTTCCATCCCTGCTCCTGCTGTAGCTTCCATCGTTCATTGGCCAGGGTGATCCATTCGGGTGGAACCAAGACGCCTTCTGAAACTTTGGGAAACAGCCCAAGGATCTTCGCCCGGAACAGGTCATTCGGTCGGTACCACAACCCCTCAAATTCAAAGTCTCCTTCCTCGGCGCGATATTCTGATTTTGGTATGATAGCACACCAGTTTTCCAGTCGACCTTTCAACCATTCATAGTCCACCTGCCCAGGGTGAATGATCTTTTTAGCAACGACATTGGGAGCGTGTAATGAATTCAGCCGGATCTTCTTAAAGTCAGGTGACTTAAAAGCAGATGCCGCATAGCCATGGTTAATGTTAGGGTTGAACACCAGCACCAGGCGGCTATTACCCTGCAGGTTTCCCTCGATCGCATCAAATACTTTTTGTGGAAGACCGGTGGCTTCCGTGACACCAAAGAATACGTTGGCAGCATGGAAACCGGTCCATGCTTCCGTGTTAGTGTCATCGGCTTTGAAACCGGTGAGGAACCACTCTTCGTATTCTTCAAAACGGATATCATTGCCGGACAAATAGCCAGGCAGATAAGGTGACTGGTTGAATATACGGGCGATCTCCGGTCGCATGATATCCTTGACCTGTCTTCCGGTTGGGGCTGTCAGTGCAACTTTGGTATTGCCGATCAGCTTACCATTCTCGTCGAATTCTGGTGTTAAGTAGAGAAAACAAACGGCTGCAACGGCCATCAGGTAATCCTTGCCGCGGCTGGTTCCGGATGCGATCGCCGTTTTGGCATTGTGTCGTATAGTATACAATGCTTCATCCTGTTCTTCATCCAGGTTCACGCCAAGGTAGTCCCGTGCGAACATGTTCCATCCACGATCATGATGGATCCAGTTATCAAACATTTCAATGTACTCCGGTTCCATCGGCTGGCGGTTGTTGTTTTTTTAATTGATGCACTTTCTTCATCGCTTCAATGAAACTATCGCCCAGCTCATGGCGAATCTTCTTTTCGGCAAAGGATCCTTTTCGTTTATAGAGCAGGTTAGCGGCGCCGATAACGGCAGTCTCATCGGGCTCCACCTCAACCGTCACGGTTTGGTGCTTCTTTGTATCCGGATTGAATACCACAATCTTCTTATTCCGGCGCCGTATGCCAAGCGCTATCTGACTAAGGGTTGCGTCCAACTGTAACTCGCTGGCCACCTGCTCCCGGGCCACTCTTTCAATTTCTTTCAACTTGGCTTTCTTAATAGCCTCTTCTTTCTCCCGTTTCAGCTTATCAATGGCTTGCACGATAGTGTTGTCCTGTAGCAGCCTGTATGCAGAAATTCGGGCCGTCTCATCCTTCTTACACACCGGGTATGCTGACTTGTAAGCCCGGACCATTTCCGCAACTGTGTTCACCTCGATCATGGCCTGTATGAACAATTGCCTCCTATGGTGAATGACGCCCTTAGTCATGGCTTACCTTTTATGGTGACAACAGCTCCCGGGTAATGTTTATCCAGGAAAACTTTCAGGTCCATCTCGGCTGCCTGCAGGAAATCTTTGCTCGGAAATTCTATTTTGATGACTGCTGTGCTGCCGGTAGTAAATGAAACGCGACGGTCTTCTTCCGGAACCTTTAGTCCGTAGGCTGTTAGATTCACGATGTTGGCTTCCTCGCATAACGCTTCCGCCACTTGTGCATCTTCCAGATAGTTGTGAACCGAGACGGTATTATCCAGGATCTTGGCTTTGATGCCGCGTTCACTGTCAATATCGAGGTCCATCCGTTTGACCACGATGATCTCGTGTCCATCCGTTTCTACCTCCACCACTTTTTCGATGCCGAGCGCAGCAGCAGCCTCAAGTGTTTTGTTGCCGGCAATGAGGACACCGTTCTTATCTGCGAGCAGGGAACGTCCCATACCGGTTTCAGTGATGGATCGGCCGAGCAGGGATTGTCCGAACTCGGATCCCAGGTTGATGTTGCGATCGTCGAAGTGGAGATTTTTGATATGACTTTTTTTAAGCGTCGCCATGAGAAGATGGTTGCAATATTTTTACCAGCTGGTCGACGTCTGATTTGAACTCATCATAGTTTTTATATTCGAATAGCACCTGTCGGAACAGCTGACTACTGTAAGCCTTTTTCAAAAGGACGCACTCTGATACTTTTTTTACGATGCCGAATTTCAAGACCGGGCTGGCACAAGGCTGGTTAAATACCTCCCGGCAATACAAGTGAATGATGGCGGCAAAAAATAACCGGCGGGAACGCATTCTTTCCTGGTTGGCCAAACGCCCCCGCAGATCCTGCGGCTGGAATTCCATAAACTGACAGATCTGTTCATAGTAACGTGGAATTAGTTCGAGTTTCGTTTCATTTTCCGGGTGACTATAGAGCGACATCAATTCTTCTGCTAGAGCGGGATGTTTGTGGAAGACTATCTTTCCGAGGGCCATGTACCGCTTTTTGACGTGGATATAGGTCGATGACATGCAGGAACTGGATTGAATAAGTACCAAACCTACTAAATATGTTTAGTAATATGCAATGGCGTCAAGGCTTTAGGGGATGCGAACTATGCAAAAAGACAACTGTGATGGTAACAAGTTACTAAAGAATAGTAAACACAAAAATCAAGTTGAAGAGAGCTGCACAAATTGATTGTAGATTTTCAAAGAAAATGTATCATACCGGATTTTCACGGTAAAAGTTCTCAAACGCTTCAAACATACTCTCCCGCTTCTCCTTTAGTTCTGCCTTATCCTCAAGAGGATTATATCCTGCATCAAGAATATTCGGATTATCGACGGCTGGGGAAAATATCAGATTATCAGAAAAATATTCTTCAAGGTCAGGGTGGTGCGCTCGCAAAAACTTATAAAACTTATCCTTCCACTCTGAAATCCTTTTACTGTAATCCATAATTGTTGATTTGAGCCTACAAAACTAAACTAATTATATGTGCCATTTTATAAAGGAATTTCAGCTGGCAAGATTCATCCTATTGTTGTTTGATGAATTGTTCCAACTTTTGTATTGAAAGTCTTGCTTCATGTTTATTGATGACCATAATTCTCCGATCGTTCGCCAAGTCTTTTTCGATCATTGCCAAGACATCCGTAAAATGAAGGACAGCACACATGCCAGGCATCTTTTCCAAGTTCGGCATGGCTCGCCCTTCCTCGTAACTATTCCACGAACTTAAATTGATACCAGCTCGTTCGGCAGCTTCCTTCCTCGTCAAACGTTGTTGGTTTCTAAGGAAGTTGATGTTCCTGGCGAATTGCGATTTCTGGGAGAGTTTATTCATATTTTTTAATTTCTGTTGTACATATAAATATTACGTACTATATTGGACACTTATTTTCATAGGATAAGGTTTAATGGTAGCCTGGTGTTTCTACACCGGGTTCCTTTTTTAAAAGCCAAACACTAGCATGGCCGCATCTCGTCCATGTTCGTTTGTACCTAATGACCACCCTGTTATTTTCTTAAAATAGTCGGCTTTCAATTTCGTCTTATTATTTTTTGGGGCCACCAACTCGTAGGGTATCCGGTATTTGTCCAAAAACTCCTCCCATATCTGGGCGTCACGCATCACGCTGCCGGCACCGCGATTCCTGCCACGTTCTGCTTTTTCGTCTTTCTGTTTGGGGATCCATTTACGCTGCCTGGCATCTTCCAACCGTACGAACAATTCGCCAGGATGCATTAAATTGATTAATTGTACTGCATCCATGGCGTCAACAATACCCATACTAGACACCTGGATTAACTTCCGTTCTGCCTTGTGGTAAAGACTATACCCGGTGGAAACTCCGCAGTCAATACCGATGTAATATTTGTAGTGTCTGTTCATCAGGATGGAATAGGGGATGATTCGTTGGCCGTTAATGCCTTTTTTATTCTTTTCATTTCAGGAGATTGGCTTTCATAGATTGCCCACATTTTTTGCTCCATTTCTTTTGGCATACCCATTCCATGCCAACTACGAATTATTTGTATTGCTTCATTTAACGCTTCCAATAATTCAGCGTTCCCCTCCTGCACCTTTGATGAGTAGCCAGCTAATAGTTTTTCAGTTTCAGATTTTCCAAGATTATTCCAATAATCCGTAAACGTATGTTTATTATCGGGGTACATTCGATAAGCGTTAGCGGCACTTAACCAAGCTGCCCAAGCCGCTTCACGTAATAAGTCCTCAATGCTTTGTTCTTTTGTCTCTTTGTTTTTATTTTCTACGCTCATACAGGTAAGGTTTTATTAACGTTTAGGTTTTTTACTATTACGGCATGGCTTACTTTTCTTAAAGCCGCCACAGGTCAAACATCTCTTTGTCATTTTACCGAACTGTGGATGTTTGCATTTGCAATATTTAATAATTCTAATCATCGTCGGGGTGAATTTTTTTACAGTAAATACAAATTCGTTCATTAATCCACCATTGAGGCGGCCCACTTCCTTCATTCTTCCATTTATGAAATCCAAACCAACATAAAAAACGTCTTAGCTTCATACAGGTAAATAGGGGGTTTAAGGGTTATTGTTTTGGTTGCCATCGTTCGGTTCATTGGGCATCTTCGTTGCGACGCTCCGTTCATCTTCCTGTTCATTACTCAACATTTCATAGTAACATCCGAAATCTTCACAAGCTGGATGACCGTCGCACTCCGAGCAAGGGATGAATTGTGTAAATTCAAAGTCATCGGCAAAGTCGTTCCTGCAATCATCACAGATAATATTATCTCCAATAGTAGGCATCCCGCAATTTTGACAAGTAATCATTTATCTTCTTTTATTGGTTGAGATTTGAGGCTACGATAGACTTTAAACAATTCAACTTTCGCTTTAGCCAACAAACCACTAATGGGGTTATATTCTTCTCTTGGAAGCGTTGATTTTGCCAATAGATTATGAGCCTCCCCGAAATCCGTCATAGCTGATTCCAAAATTTCAATCAACTCTACGGCATCTGTCTTTTCTTCTGCGGGTGGGATGGGTGGTCGCATGAACGGTTTGCTGATTTTCCATGCAACTCTTATTTTTTTAGCCAGCCGGAATGTTATGCCGGATGATTGTAAAAGAATATCACCTATATCTACCCGTTCTCCGTCAATATCTTTAATACCATCTTTTCTAAATTTCAAAGTAAGGTTATCAAATAATTCTACCATTGCTTCATAATGCAAATCCCCAATAGCTTCAGCCACTACTTTCATATCTGATCGTCCAAACAAATCTTTTCGATGATTTGAGCAACCCAATTCTTGTTCCTTATCTGTATTCATGGCTTTTGTTTCTAGTTGAATGGTAAATCACTTTGGCTTTTTTCTTCCACCGGTCGCCATTTTCCTGATGGCAACCCAGGAACCAATGTTATCTTCTCAACTGGATCATCCACCCATTCTGTAAATTTTTGGATGTGCAATTGTGCCCTCAGCTTAATAGCCTCATTGCGCTCCGCCAGGGATCCATTGCGATGTTTGGCGATCGACAGCTCCACCTGGCCTTGTGTATTTTCTCCCAGCTCATTGCTATCCTCAGAGCGATAAAGGAACATCACCACGTCCGCGTCTTGTTCGATGGCGCCACTGTCGCGCAGGTCACTCAGCATTGGCTTTTTACTTTCACCTTTTCGTTGCTCAACGTTCCGGCTCAATTGACTAAGGGCTATGATAGGGATGTTTAATTCCTTTGCCAGTAGTTTCAGGTTGCGCGAAATATTGCTGATCTCCTGCTCACGGTTGTTGATCTTCCGGTCCTCGACGCCACTCATCAGCTGCAGGTAGTCGATGATGATCATCTTCACGCCAAACTTCCGGATCATGTACCTGGCTTTAGATCTCAACTGATATACATTCAGGGCGCCGGTATCATCGATGTAAATTCCCAGCGATGACAATGGTTGTATACCGTATTGGTAGATCCGCTGCAGGTGATCTGCTTCCAGCTGCCCGGTCATAATCTTATCCAGTGATGTTTCGCTCTCGCAGGCGATGACTCGATCCACCAATTGCCCTTTACTCATCTCGAGGGAAAACAATCCGACAGGCACTGGTCGCTTATTGCCAATCTGTAACTTGGCGGCATTGCGAGCCAGGTTAAGGGCAAAAGCTGTCTTCCCAACCGATGGACGGGCTGCCAGAATGATCAGATCTGTATTCTGCCAGCCATGGGTTTTTTTATCCAGTTTATAAAATCCTGATGGAATACCGGTGATGTGCTGGTCCTGCTTCTGGAGCTCCACCATCCGCTTGAACCTGGTCACCAATTCACCATCTATTCCCGTTATGTTTTGACCGCCACGGTTCATCGTCATCGCCTGCCAGTTCTTTTCAAACCCATCGAGCAATTCAAAAGCATCCGTACTGTCTTCATATGCTTCCTGAAGAAGCTGGCCACCGAGGCGAATCATTTCCCGCTTCATGAATTTCTCATAGACGTTGCGGCAATGGGTGATTGTGTGAGCGCTATTCACCACGGAATTGGTTAGCTGGACGATGTAATACTTTCCGCCTACGAGATCTAATTGCTCCCGGCGGATTAATTCTTCAGCGACAGTGTGATAATCGATCGGTTGGTGATTACGGTTGAGGTGTTGCATTGACTCGAAAATCATCCGATGTGCATCAACATAAAAACAGTTGGGCTGTAAGGTTTCACTCACGACGTCGTACGCATCTCTTTCGATCAAAATCGCTCCGAGAATAGCCTGTTCTACATCGCGGCTTTGTGGTGGCACTTTCCCATACACAACTTCCGGAGCGGGCAACTGCTTTTTATTTCTGTTTCTATTGTCCATTGTTAATTCCAACCTTCTGGACGTTCCAGGATTTTATTATAGTTCGTGTCGTTCTTAATGATCCAATCGAATCCAAACCAATTACTTGTCTTTAAGAATTCGCTTTTTCTAACTATACCAAGGATTGTAAAAAAATCGAATCCTGGCTCTTTTAACCTGACCCGTATTTTTTTTCGCCTATCCTGGTTGATGGCTTTGACTGTCGGCAGGTTATAAAAACTGGAAAAAATATTCCATGCGACAACGTATGGATCTGGGAATTGTGGCTTTTTTTGTTCGATCCAGTCTCGAATAAAAATCCAAGCCTCTTTCTGATCTGCGGGAATTTGGAGCTTTTCAAATTCTAGCTTTACCTTTTTTTCCTCATCATCAAAACTCATCATTGCTGGTTTTCCAGCAGGAGAACCTTTAGGTTCTGTACTTAACTTCTCTTCACTTATACTTCTCTTCTCTTCATCCACGACTACTCCCCGACTGTTCCCCGAATGGTTGCTGACTTTATGCCAACTACCGTTGTCTGTTTCTCGATAACCCATTGATTGTAAAACTCCTGTCAGTTCCTCCTCTTTGCAGTTTCTTGTTTTCGAGGGTTTTTCTACGCTCTGGTGCTGTCGAAAGGTCCGGATGAAGTAGAATTTTTCACCCCGCAAGGTGAAAGGGATCAACATCTCCTGTCCTTCGAGTGCTTCCAGCCACTTCGAAAAAGTCTCAATTCTTAATGCCTGCTTGTAAGGAAATATTTGGTTTTTAAGCCATATAGGATTTCCTTTTACAACACCATAGTCATCTGAGAAAGTCCATGTACCGATATAAGTCAATTGAATAGATTCTGGTTCGGATCCAAGTTTCTCATCGTTCCAATATTCTGGTTTAATCATTCGGTTTCGGGGCATAGTAATTCCGTCATTTTACATCCACATTCGTGTCGGATGCGCTTGTTCTTTCAATTAAATATTTTCTTTCTTTTTGAATTAAATCGATTACGTCGGACCGAAGCTGTTTGCTGAGAGCAATCCTGGTAATTAAGAAATCAAAGTCATCTTTGCCTAACGCTTTCAATGCATCCTCAAGCAACAGGGAAAATGGCTCCTGTATATCCGTGTAGAAAAAACCCGCGTTTAAAAAGACGGTCAATAATTTACTTTTCGCCTCCTTTGCTATACCTTCCTCCTCTTCATGACAAACAAAACATACGGTGACTAATGCCTCGTCTGGAACTTCCCAGGGTTCACACCCAAATACATAGTATCGATGGTGAACGTGTAAGGTGGAGTCTTTATCCTTGCATTTTTGACACGTCCATTGGTCCCTGTTAAGTATTTCCAACCTCCTTTTTTGCCATCGGGGATCCTTTAATTTCTCTGCGTAAGTCATGGTTGTAGTTTTATGCGTTCACTAATTTTTCACAAGCTTCTTTTAAATACATGTTGCTGTCATTCCAGGTAAAATTTCCAAGGATATACTCCAGATATCCGCGCGGAACTTCCGTTAACTGTTTCCCCTTATACTTTCCGAATTGTAATACCACGCCACCGGTGGTGGCTGCATCGATCACCGTCCCGATCTGGTCCATCGCCAGTCCGGTCAGCAGCCGCCCACCTTCACCATAGGCCTGCCAGGTCTTTTTCTTTTTGAAATAAATATGCTCAATGCGGCCAAACTTGCTGACATTGCCGGCAAAGTCAATGATCAGGCAATCTTGTTTCAATGGATCTATACGGGTACCTCGTCCCAGCGCCTGGTAAAACCAAGCCAGTGATGCTGTAGGACGAGCTGAGATAATACAATCAACACCCGGGTGATCAAAACCGGTGGCCAGGATATTTACATTAAACACATACCGTATGGATCCGGCACGGAAACCATCAATGATGTTTTTTCTTTTTTCCGGATGAAGGTTAGAATGAACAGCATAGGCACCAAGCACCTGCCTTGCTAACGTTTCCGCTTCATCAATCGTCGGGACGAATATGATCACGGACTTGCGATCCAATTGTTGTAACCGGTAAAGGATCTTACCGCCGATCCCCTGGTCCTCGAAATTGAACAGCAATGATTGTTCGGTGTAATCCGATTTGGCGCTGTTATACACTAATCCCCGCTGATTAAACTCATGCAGCTCATAATCCAGCTGACTCCAATAACCAAGTCCTACGATCTCCTGTATTTGGGTCACGTGGATGATATCCTGGAAGAACTGGCCCATCTTACTGCGGCTGGTGAGCATTTGTAATTTGGAAAACCGTTCGCCATTCATATCGATATTGCTCTGTAGCTTGAATGGTGTGGCAGTTAAACCCAATACTTTTTTAATGCCGGAGTCTTCCATGAATTTTCCCAACATGCTATCCGTACCCCTTGGATATAAGTGCACCTCGTCAATGATCATATTGGCGAATCCAAGGGTGCCGAATGTCTTCCCTATGTTTTTTATACTGCCGATGGTGGCATAAACAGTGTTGCTAAGCTTTTTCTTTCCAAAGCTGGCGGAATAAATGGAGGCATAGCCACCCAGGCTGATGTACTTATTGTAATTCTGCTCCAGCAATTCTTTACTGGGTTGCAATACCAACGTGCGGCCCTCAATATTATTTGCCAGGTGAGCGATCAGTACCGACTTACCATAGGCAGTTGGCGCCACGAGGATCCCTGGCCTGGGTGCTTCCTGTTGGAAGAAGGCCATTGCGTCTTCGTATCCGGATACCTGGTATTCCCTGAGATCAAACATGGTCAAAATAATTTGTTTTGTTCAGTCGTCGATTGCTGGCTTTCCGGTTTATACCCAAGCCGTCTCAATTGCTGCAGGTATTTATCCAGGCTTGTTTCTAATCCCATACTGATCCTGCGGTTGGTAGCGTTGGGCTGGCGGAAATAGGTATTCTGCGCCTGCCGTACCTGCGCAGCTTTTAGCATTAAGGATTCTATGATTTGTTTTTCCGTCATACATGTATTTGTTTAGAGGGTGTACCAACCATGATGGCTTCTGGTAATGGAAATCCGACATCTGGCTTCCATAAGTGCAGACAATAATGGTGATTGCTGACATAGTCCCTTTCCGGTGGATGAATTTGCATGACGGCCTCATCCTTACTCCAGAATATATCCTTTATGAAACACATTTCCTCCCAGTTTGGGCAACGTTCTACTGTTTCAACAACCACCTTTCCGGTTGGCTTTCCATTACCGGTCAGAATCCGTTTGTCTTTCGTCAATGTGATGGAGACATGCTGCCATCCCATTCCGTCACTGATCATACAGTTGTAGTAATATCCGATGATCTTGTGGTGTGGTATTACAAAAAAACCATTGCAACCATAGCTGGCATCACTTCCTAAAGTGGGGTGATTTTTGAGTCTGAATTTTTCCGGCGCTCTCATGATTTTACTTTTTGAAATATTTTTTGCCCTTCTTCATCCAACAGCAGGATATTGTCCACTTCTCTTTCCAGGCGCCGCATTCGCAAATGATCATCTTTAGCCAGCAGGATCCCGTATCGCATGAGCTCATCCTTCTTCTTCTGCCAGGCACGCATCCGCTTGAGCTTTTCGCAAAGCTTTTCATAAAGGATCTTATAGTCTACCGCGTCATTCATTTTTTATCACCATCCTGATCTCAAACTTTTTTTGTTTATTGTGGTCTTTGCAATGATCCCCAAACAACTGTTCCCGGGATGTTAACGTCCTGCCACATCCAAACCACTTACAAATGGCGGGCTCCTGCTCGATATACAATACAATTTGATGATGCATTTCTTCCTTGTCATCGTTATTTCGGTTAACAGGATACATTTAAAAAATGACTTTGCGGATCCGATTACTCTGATTGTAGATCGTCTCCAGATCCACCAAATATTCTTTTACGGATGAACGCTTCGTCAATTGTTTGGGATCCTTCTGCCATTTTTTATGCAGGTCTTTGATATCAATTTTTTCCGCCCGCAGTATGCGACAAATCGCTTCGCAAAAAGCACCCTGGGTGTGCCCATCAAAATCTTTGAACAGTTTGATAACAGCAGACGTCCGTTGGGCCCCTGCCAGGTCCTTCACTTCATAAGTGCCGCTGATAAATCTTGGTTTTAGATGGGTGCTGCTGCCGCCCTCACCTTTCATGGTTCCTGTATATAACAACTGCAAACAGGTGCTCAATGGGAAACCGGTATCATCCATAAACTGCTGGATCATTTTATAATTCTCATTGTCCTGCTGGATGTAGCAATTGATAAAATCCTTATCCTTCCACCGCTCCGTGTTGGAATTAATCTTGGCTATTTCCATCAGCGTCATATCTGATGCAATGATGTACCACACCTGGCTTTTCATTTTCTTAGCCACAAAAAAGCGGTGCTGGCCATCGATGATCTCCAGCCGCTCCTTTTTCTCGCTGACGATGATGGGGCAAAATTTCAGGACATCAATACCATTGTTGATATCCTTGATGATCCGGTTGATCTTTTGATTATTTAGCTGACGATTGCCATTGATAGTTTTAAAACGGCCATATTCATTCGTGAAGAAAACCTTCACGGTGCTTTCCTTATGTGTCATTTTTTAGCCAGAGATTTTACAGGATTTTTGGATTTAGGTTTTTCATTCACCAGTGCTTCTTTTTTCTTTCCTTCCAGGTCAGTGATCTTAGCCAGGATAGTCTGCTCCTGCTTTTTGATATCAGCAAGTGCCTGCTCTTCTATTTTAGAAATGTCAATCCCTTTGAACAAACCCGCGGCTTTCCGGATGGCGATGCCACACAGTCTGAATGGATCATCGAGATCATATATCTCGACACTCATAAACTGCCGCAGCAGGAGATTCTTAACCATACCAGGAGCTTTGGTCATACGTTCCACCATCTGTTCGTCCTTGCTTAGTGCAGGATCGACTTCGACATTCATTTTATTTAAGACGGTTTTGATTGCAGACTGGGTTTTAATACCAGCTTCATCGTACAGGTGCAAATACACACAAGCCTCCTCGTAACGGTTGAGCGGAATATCACTCAGCTCCACATATGGTTTCAGGTCCTGCAGCTTTTCCACGATCGCTTCCTGCGTTTTTACCTGGCCATCCTGCTTTAATTTTTTCAGCGTGGCTTTGCAGGCATTGATCTGCTCTTCATAGGCGGCGGATTTACTATGACCACCCGGCGTGATCATGGGCGAATCCGCATCGTCGCTTTTAGTTTTCTTCACAAACTTGATATAAACCACTTTGCCGATTTTGCTACCACCCACCGCAAAGGACTTCACCGATCCCTTTTCAGCTTTGTTGCTTTCATTGTACTCCGCATATTCCTTCAGCAGTTTGATGTTATTTTTCTTCAGGTAATTCTTTACAATGCTATCGACATGATGGGCGTCCGCACTGTGGCCACCGACCACCGGCATATCCGGATCATCGGCTCGCAGCTCTTCCAGTTTTTGAACCAGGTACTTCGATGTTTTCAGCTGGAAGCAGGCGCCATCAAAGCAGCGATCCTTTTCTTTGATATCGGTGAATAATACATTACCGCCACCTGATTTTTTTGGACAGGTAGAACAGGCGCCGGCGGCGACTTACAATTCTTCATCATTGGGATTGAACACTGCATCGTTGATCTTCCGGACCAGCCTATCCTGGATATATTGCTGGACGGTTTTCAGTGGCTCATACATATCTACTGACGGACCATACTTCGGTTTGCAATCTTTCATGCAAAGCTTTTGATCCGCTTCTGTCAGCCTGGAGAAAACGATCGCATGACCGATTAGCATTTTGCCGCCATAAAATTCCTTACGCATATCCGGAATAAGGTTATTGAACGAAAGGCGCTGCGCGATATACTCCGGAGTCTTTCCGAATCGAGCTGCTAATTCACTGACGCTATTCTTTGCAGGATCCACTTCCATCAATGCCTTATAGGCCTGCGCTTCCTTCATTGGATGGACATCCTTACGTTGCAGGTTCTCGGTGATCTGCAGGTCGAAGGCTTCTTCATCCGTCAGGTTTTTAATGAAGGCTGGAATCTCAGCCTGTCCAGCCATCAGTGATGCCTGGTAGCGACGTTCACCACACACCAGGAAGTATTTGCCCGGTTTACCATTCGGCCGTAATACGATCGGTTGGATCACCCCTTTCTGTTTGATGCTTTCCGCCAGCTCCTTCAATGCCGGCTCCTGCAGCTCCCAGTCTTCCCGCTGGTGATGGTTGGTGTCAGATGAATTGATATCGGACATTTTCACGAATTGGAGTTCAGATTGTAGCATAGCATTTTTATTTATGTTAGAGGAAGTTTTTTTTGCAGTTTTGACTTTCACCGATACTGAATCATTTTCTCGGAGTTGCTTATTCATCTCGATAATAAGGTTGCGCAGTGGATTAAAACTCAAATCCTGGGCTTTCAATTGTGGAGCATTTATAAAATATCGATTGAACTTCTCGAGTATTTTTTGGGCGCCAACCAACGCCGCTTTTTCTTTTGTTTCGAAAGCATCATCGTCGAGGCCAACACCGCTGGCACCGCCGCCGGTACCCGTCAACGATGAATTGCATGAGTAATCATAGCCATAGGCCCAACCAAATTTATTTTGAGCCACGACTATCTCATAACTGATCTTCTTTTTTTCAATATGAGAGAGCACCCGAGTAGGATTGATACAGACGCCATGCTTGTTGTAATTGTATTGACCAATATTCATAGAAATCTTGATTTTTAATAATGCCGGTCTTTCCCGGCTGTCAGTCTGTTTCGTTCTCTCAGTTACACCACTCACAGGAGCTAAGGGTATCCCTCTTTCATCAGTGGTGCTGATTAATCCTGCTTTGTACCTGAGCCATTGCCGTTAAACGACTACGGTTGGAATTTTTATCTTGAATTAATTAAAGAGCTAAAAAGGTTGTTTATTAAAATTTCCAATGACCATTCCCGCGTCTGCTACATAAACCACCTTTCCCGTTACTTCCTGCACTTCGTTCCTAAACCGCTTCGCATCGCTATTACCATCACTCAAATGTATCAGCACAATGTTATTCACCTGGCTGAGATCATTCGCCTGCAGTAATTGTTTGCAAGTAGCAAGTGACATATGCGAAGTGATCACGCGATCACGCAAGAATTTTGGATTGGCACCATCCTGCACTCTTTTATCAAGGATCGTTTGGCAATAGTTCGCTTCAATGATGATATTGTTCAATCCCTTAAAGGTGTACTCGCTATAGTAGCTATCGGTGAGGAAAAGAACGTTGCCACACTCCTGGTGATGTATGAGGTAGCCAACCGGATCCGCGCAGTCGTGCTTCACGCTAAAAGGAAGTATTTTATATTCTCCCAGTGAAAAAGACTGACCAGGAACAATAGCATTAGTGCGGTGGCTGATCGATACGCCCATGGCATTCAGTGAACCGAAAGTCGAATAGACATTAATACCGGCTTTAATTACTTCGTTTACAGACTTGCAGTGATCAAAGTGCTCGTGACTTATAATGCACCCTACCACTTTCAGAAAATTGAAGTTCAGTGCCTTTTTAATTTTGTCGAACTGAACACCGCACTCAATAAGTAACGCCTCATGCTCGTTTTCCAGCACGTAAGCGTTACCCGAAGAGTTGCTATTGATAATGGTTAGTCGCATGATTAAAATGGCGCTGTTGCTTGCTGTCCGTTGTTGGAAAATTGCTCCTGCTGATCTTCATGAACCTGGTCGGCTTCATCCACCGCATTGAATGACATTTCCTTTTTGTTGGCATTAGTTTTTATTTCGGTCAACGTTTTTTCTGCCACGTCACGATCGTCATCCGTGATGGCTGTTTGTAATTCCGTCGACATGATGCCCCAATGGCTGATCAATCCACGCAACACCGTTTTGATAGCCATGGCGTCGAATTCTGTTTTCCATGGCGAGAATGATTGGTTATAGGACTTACTGTATTTCTGAGCGTGTGCCGTTACCCGCTCCTTTGACATGAACAGGGTTTTGGAAAATCCTTCCTTGGTTTCGAAGTAAGCGAAGTAACCAACGATGGTATCATTCTTTTTGGTGCCGTTAAGATCATACTCACCAGTCAGTTTATTGGCCGACCTGAACTCACCATCATACACCACATCAGCATTGATGATGCGGTATTGATTGGTCCGGATGGCCAATTGTAATAGGCCCTTATAACCGATCATAAATTGCGGGATCTGCTTGCCATCTTTTTTGAACGGGACGATGTAGGCAAAGCCCAGGGCTTTAATGATAGGGAGTTTTAAGACAGCCGCTTTCAACGCCTGCATACCTACCAATTCCGGGTGGCAATCCCTGAGAGTGTCATCACCGGTATACAGGTCGATCACGGATGCGATAAACGAATCAGCGTTATCCTGCATCGCATTCTTTAATTGTGTTTTCACGGTATCCTTTTCAAAAAAGGAAAGCATTACTTCTGATTTCGTTGCTGGTTTTTTGTCCGGCAGGTTTGCCGCATTGTTTGTCGTAGTACTCATTGTATAATTATTAAAAGTTTACAAATTGATTTAAGCCATGGCCATTTCTTCGGTGCGCAGTACCGTCAGCTTTTTATGCTTCTCCGATACGATCAGGTTGATCAGCTGTGATTTTGTTTCTGGCAGCCGGATAACACTTTCCCGGTTGTCGACCCATACTGGCCCATAGGTATCGTAATGATCAGAGAGCGTATTGATGATATCTAATCCGGCTTGTATTTTGGCAGCGGTGTTAGCGTCGGCATAAGGCACACCGTTGATCAGCGTGGTGCAGGCTTCTACCTGGCCACCATTGATCTGCTCTTCGAATAATTTGAATCGAACGATCTTAAAGCGGCCATTGATCCTACTCTCCAGTGTATCCATTTTTGCTTTGATGAATTGCTCGATGGAAAACTCGGTTCCTTCCAGGCTGGCCAGCTCCTGCGCCATCGTACTTTCCTGTTCATTCAGTTCTTTGATACGGGCAAGGATCCTTTCGCGTTGATCTTTGCCGGATAATTGTTTTTTCCAGTCATCGATCTCCAGCTGCAGTGTCCTTTTACGGCTGACCAGGTCGCTGTTGTTATCGTCCGGCAATTTGGTGGTGACTTCTTCATTGCGCAGCGTAATCATTTCCTGGATGGCCTTGTACTCTGTATTGTTGCGGATGGCATCATTCACATGCAGCTGCTCATCGAGCAACAGGCGGTTGTGTTCTTCTTCCAGGGCCACCATATCATTTTGTGCTACTTCCATCACCTCATTCAAAGCCTGGCCCTTATGGGCAATGTTGCCAAGCTTGGCTTCAATCACTTTTATTTCATCAGCCAATGTCTTCCCTCTTCCAGTTACATCGGCCAGGCGACGGGATTTATCGCCATTGAAGTTGTGGACCAGTTCAACTTTTTTAGCTTCTACATCAGTTGCTTCGTAGGCTCTCTTACAAGCCGGGCAGTGAAATTCTTTTTCATCGAACACCAGTTGTTCGGCATTGATGGATTCCCACTTGGTAACCAATTCGGTTTTTTCTGCCACCAGGTTAATCTTCCTACGCTCCTCATTCAGGTAGTCAGCAGTAAGACGGGACTTATCATCGCGCATCGTATTCAATTCACGTTTCTTAAAAAGAATAACTTGTTCCCGGTTGCGCTTGCTGTCCTGCACTTTATTAGCCTCATTGAATTCGATCTGCAGCGCTTGTTGTTTCAGCTGGCCGATCTCCTTGGTTATGGCCAGCATGTTATCCTGGTAATCTTTCTGCGCCTTGCTTTTACTTTGTAACAAGCTTTCGATATTTTCGATATCAATCTGCGCCTGGGCAATCTGGCCTAATAAAACATCGTAGTCTTTAGGTTCCGGGAGTGAACGGTTGGCTTCATCGATTCGTGCCGGCAGGAGCTCCAGTTCATCTTTCAGCTTTTTCTTTTTAGCAGCAATCTCTTTTTTGAATTCGTCAACTGATTTCTTTTGGGTGAGGGCATTGATCAGCGCCGTAAAGTTTCCCTTATTCCCGGGAGTGATGATGGCCTCAAACACTTCGTCATTCGATATAGCACCACCAAGCTGCATTAACACGCCACGACGATCCTGCCACTTCAGTGAATTAAAGTAGTCGGTGTTGGTGATGAGCTTAAAAATATTCTCATTAAATACGTTGGCCACCTTGGCCTGGAACTCACCTTCCTTCAGGGGCACTTCATTCCAAAAGAAAGATGTTTCATGACCAGAAAAGATGGCTTCCTGTTCACCGCGTTTCTTCACCCACTTCTCGCGCATGGACCGGCGGATATTTAATTCTTCGCCATCCAGGTTAATGATAGCTTCCACTTCATGGTCCAGTTTGTGGAAGGGTTGATTGTTTTCATCAAGCGTTTTTATTTCAAAGTCTTTTCGGTCGCTGCTATCCTTACCAAAGAACAGCCAGAGGAAGGCATCCTTCAATGTTGTTTTACCAGTGGCATTGTCGCCACAGATGTTAGTGACCTGGTTGAATCCGGTGCTAAAGGACCGGATCCCTTTGAAGTTGGTCAGGGTGAGTTTTTTTAATTCTATTTTCATAAATCTTATTTTTTTTAGATCCTTAGAAATGGGAGCCGCCGAACAAACGGCTCCCTTACAAGCCACCATCCCTCTTCCACCTAAGAGGTATCTTTGTTGAGTTAGTAAAAGAACTTTTAAGGAGGCCTGCATAGACATACAGGCCGTTTTTAATCCAGGTATATAGAAAGCTTCATTGATTGCTCCCTCCTGCCAAACATCATAATTTTGCCAGCGTAGCTGAATCTGGCTTACACTCAAATACTATTGTTGATCTATCGCTAAAACCGTGTATCGTTGTCACTACCCAATAGCCATCACTGCGTTGATTCATCCACTGTCTTACCGCATAGTCCTTTGATCTTTTCGAAGGCTGACACCTGTAGGTAGTACATGATATGACCATCGAAATCATCAATGATAAGTAAACGATGTATAGGATATACCTGGCGGTTTTCATTGTATAAATTTTAAAAGGTTTGAAGAGCGGGGCGATAAGAATAAAGCCCCGTTTGTAAGGAACATAATTGACTGAACTTATGAAAAGACTCTTTAATCCGGTTCCAGTAACCAATCTACCTCTTCGGCATATTTATTTTTGTTTGCCTGTTGCTTGCGATCCGCTTTCATCGACACCGCTGTCCAAAGGGCTATGACAAAAGCTGCCATGGCAAAAAGAAAAGCAACGATGAATAAGACGGCGGTGATGAGGACTACCATAATTTTTTGTTTTTGTCTTTACAATCGGCGCAATAATAGCCGATCAGAAATAATAGGATGGAGGGTAGCAGGATCATCAGTTCTTATAGCCAACATGAATGCAATAATGATTAAAGCAACGACAGATATCTTCCCATCGGTTCATGTTAAAGGGCAGCTTGTGTGCCCGGGCATATTGGGTTAAAATTTTTACCATCGGAATAACAGGTATACCTCTTGTCATATAGGTTGCTTTAATTGTTCTTTCAAATGAAGGCGTGTGAACATGAGGCGGGCACGGTTGCGACGATCATTCATCGTCATCTCTTCTTCGGCCTTCCCGGGTGGCGCCGCATCACTGCGGCGTCCCAGTAAGGATGAAAGTCTCTCGTTTAACTCTGGCCTTCCGGCCAGCGCTGTAGCAAGGATTTCAGATAGCTCAGTGGTAATGTTTTTTTTAGTCACGTCTTTATGATAACTTTTGGTTAATGCCCTTAATGAACTTTTGGAGATGTGGAGGCAGGTACCTTACTTTGTTGTCTCCCCCGTTGAAACCTCTTGCTCCAATACCTGGTCTATTGGAATCCCCGTTTCCTCTGAGATCGCCATTAAGGCTATCATTTTGGTAAGTGGACCATCGTCGCTGTTTGTTTTGATATGCTTGTACAGCATCTGGTCACCGATACCCAGCTTTTCAGATATCCCCCTGCGAGACTCGACGTTGTTGATCTGGTCCAGTATCGTTTGCTTAATCTTCATATATTCGTTATTGTAGTTTGAATATTATACAACAAATATACAGTCGAATAATTCGACATTCCAAATAAATTTCGACATATCACGAAAATTTCGACATCCGCTAACAAATTGGCAAAATTTTTAAATGAAACCAACTCCACGGCTTAGAGAAGCAATAGAATTTATAAAAATTCAAAATGATTTAACCAATGACGATTTGAGTTTAGCGCTTGGATACAAGACGAAATCTTATGTTTCTGACATTTTGGGAGGAAGCAAGTTAATCACCAGGCTTTTTTTGGACCGGTTGAAAGCTTATTACAAAATCAATCCTCAATATATTTTAGGTGGTACTCCGGAAATGATAGTCGAAAATGTCGACTCGAATTTTCCACAAGAAATAAGAAATAAAAAAGGTGCCTCTAATATTGATGAATTACAAGTAATTGACCTTATATCGAAAAGCACCGAACGGTTGGAAGCGGATCATAGCAGATTGGTTAGGAGCCATGAAATGTTGATTGAAACAAAGGTAAAGCTGGCTACCAGGCTCCTTAGTTTAGGTGAGCCCGGCGGAGCTTCTTCTTCTTCAAAGGGGAAAGGTAAATCATCGAAGAACCCAGTGGAAGATTTACCGGACAAATCAGATAGTGATTCTGAGAAGTCACGTCGCAAACAAAAGGGCATTTTGAAAAATTAGGGCAAGTAGTACAGTCGATAGTTACCGGTGTGTTTTGGTTCGTAGTGCTCATTTTAGTTCGTGCTTTTACAGTGTCTTGTGAGGACAATACTAATGTATAAGATTCGATTCCAGCAAGAAAAAACCGCAAATATTTTCAATCCCTGTCTAACGATCTGAGCCTAAATAGCATAAAAAAATGAGCAATAAAGAACTCTTTTTCCTGACTGCCATACTGTTGTCAGTGGTGGTTGGCTGCAAAAACAAGCCGACGAGTTTGACCGGTCAAGCATACCGGGATTCTTTAAGTGAGGACTCCTCGATAAAAGTGTATATGGACCGGAGAATGACCGAATTGAAAAATCCAAGAAATGTTGATTCAATAGAGCAGCGTAAGGCTTATGGCAATTTGCGATTTGGTATGAAGTCTAAACAAGTTGTTTTTAATAAGACATACAACTACATTGAGGACATCGGCCGCTGGAAATACATGTTATCTCCGACATTTGACCACTTAGACAGCCTTTATTTGTTACAGATAGAATCTTATTCCAGCACGGCAAATTATTACGACACGGACGTTAGAGATCAATATTTGACATTGCGCTATACCATAGCCGAAAAATTTGGGCAGCCGGATGTTGGAAACGCATATCCCTCATTCTTGAGCATGGAACCGAAAAGGATTCAATTCCCTAGCGTTTGGACGCTTGGTGATAAAATAATAAAAGTTGGAGTAGGTGAAACCGAGCACAGATATTACGCCTGCTGTTGGATATATAGTGACAAAATGAAAACTAGGGTTGATGATTACGAATCGCAGGAAAGCAATAAGAAAATAAGCACGGACAAAGAAAAATTCTAAATAACCACCAAAAACAAACTACCATGGAACCAACTACACTTTGGATTTACCTGTTCGCCGCGATCGTCAGTTTAATAATTAGTTGTCATCTTATCGCTAGTGCCGTATCCGCCGGGATGCGA